TCAACACGAAGAAAGTCATTATCAGCTACGCCAGATGTAAACTTAGGTACATTTGTATTAGATATACCTGTATCTAATACTGCGGCTGTTCCTAAACCTAATGATGTTCTCGCAGTAGCGCCTGTTTCTAGGACAAAGTTTGAACCATCTCCTACAATGAAACCACCATTAGTTACTGCAAGACCAGCAACATCTTGTAGTTGTGCATCTAGTCTTGCATTAGGAACAGTACCACTACTTAATTGAGAAGCATTTAACGAAGTAAGACTTGCACCACTACCATCAGTAAGCTGAACTGTACCAGTAGCATCAGGTAAGGTAATCGTTCTATCAGCTGTTACATCAGCACTCGTTAGGGTCAGTTCATGGTCATCAGCCGTAGCGCCTTCAAAACGAATATTGACACCTGTGTTTAAAAATACATCTTGAAACATTATATTTAAACCAAATGAAGGACTATAATAATTAGTGTTTGTTCCATTTAACATTGCACTAAAAACTAATCTTCCATCTTCACTTCCATCTGACGCATCAATAATTCTAGATTCTATTTCTGCATATTGTATCTTTTCTCCTGCATCATTTTCGCCATTGAATACTATGTGACCAAGAACATCGTTATCGGCTGGACTAGAGCTATTGCGGTATAGGTCTAGCGTTGGGTTTTCTGTAGCACCTGCATCAGTTGAGGTAAGGGTGAGGTCTCCAGTTATTGAACCATTACCAGTTCCACTAAAAGCATTTATTGTAGGATTTGTGAGAGTCTTGTTTGTAAGTGTATCTGTACTACTAGCTGTAATTGCTCCTATGTCAGACAGAACTTCAGAAGTGCTTCTGCTTTCTAAACCACTAGATGTGAACCTAGCGTACTCATCATCGGCTACAGAAGTGCTATCTACTTTAACTGCGTTGGTATTAGATATTCCAAAAGTTAATGAGGCTTGACCGCCAATGTCTGACAACACTTGACTAGCTGATCTACCCTCTATAGCCGTGCCATCTACCCTTAGAAAATCATTATCTGCTACACCACTAGTAAACTTTGGAATGTTAGTGTTGGATATACCTGTATCTAGTACAGAAGCAGTACCTAGACCTAGAGACGTTCTAGCTGTAGAACCAGACTCTGCTACAAAGTTGCTTCCATCCCCTACTATGAAGTTTCCGTTGGTTACAGCTAAACCAGCAACGTCTTGTAACTGTGCATCAAGCCTAGCGTTAGGTACTGTGCCACTACTTAGATTTGAAGCATTAAGACTTGACCCATCTATAAAAGAACTGTCGTTATTTAATATACTTAACGGTATTTCACTAGCGGCTTTGCGTCTATCTGCTCCATTATCAAGAACAATAAACTCATCTGTACCAACCATAGTTTGTGTCATATCTGTAAGTTCAGATAAATCTACAGCTAAACTCACAGAACCACTAGTACCGCCACCTGATAGACCCGTTCCTGCTGTTACATTTGTTATATCACCAGTAGTACCCGTAGCAACTGCTGTCACTCTGCCTTTAGCATCAAGTGTTATAGTATCTATTTTTGTACCATTTGAGGTAGAACCGTATGTAGCCGCTCCTGCACCACCGCTAGGAAGTCTATCTTCAGATAACGTACCACTAGACACATTAGATGCATTTATAGCTGTAAGGTTACTTGCGTTAAATGCTTCTATGTTACCACTGGCATCAAGATACACTGCCTTCTCTGCTGGCTGAGTGCAGAATATTGTTTTCTCTCCCGAACCCCAATTAACAGCATTATCATTATTTGTAGATTGAAGTATGGTAGTTCTGGCTAATGTAGTACCAGAAGAAGTATATGTGCCTATACCAACTTCAAAATCAGAACCAAGAGTACAAGCATAATAGGTAGTGTTGCCATTACCGATTGTAGTAAAAGGCTCAAACCCAGCAACAGCACCAGCAAGAGTATAAGTACCAGTGCCTGTCGTGGTGGAGGTTTCTTTGACCCTATCGGCAAGTACAAGCGCCATATTGTCACCTATGTAAGTCTAATTAAAGATGTGCTGACACCACTAGCTGGCATATCGATTGTGAAAGTACCAGCTGTAGAAGTTTTATCTTCAGTAAAATCAATAACCGCTATAGCTCTATCTGCGTTAGTGTCATTATAAAGCAATCCACCTCTGGCAGTAATTGTAGCGTTTGATATGGTAATATCATTAAAAGTGACAGCACCAACTTCACTTGTACTTGTGCCTACTATAGGGTCTATTCTTGTTGCCTCATGTCCACCAGTTGTATAGTTACCCCCAGATACTTCATTAGAGGCTGAACTGCTATAAGCAGTAACAGAAAAGTCCATATCTGTTCCAGAACCACCTAGGTTATCATTTCCAGCTTGGCTATTTGTATATAGAGCCATTTTTACTGTATTGCCTCCAGATGCTAAAAAGTTATGCTTTCCTTCAAAAAGCTCTTTTTTAAAACTTCTACATATTTTACTTGAACCAGTAAAAGCCATTATACTCTCCTTATAATATTAGCCATATCTTGATGACCGTTAGAAATTAATATCTGACATATAGTATCACGCTCTTGCTTTTTTGCCAATGCAACGTAATGAAGTAATACATTTGCCATTTGATCCTTAAACGCTCTTGCTTGTTCTTTTATAGCTGGATGCGTAGCATCTGCTATATAAATAATTCTATCTAAGGCCATCTCTACTATTTGTTCATTAGACAAACCGCCACTATCAGAAGTATATACTTTAATTGTGCCTAAAGAAGAATCTGTATTATCAAACATTTAAAACCTATATTCTTGGCGCACGTTTATCGCCCTCTCTGGTATAATCAATAGTTTCTTTTGCCTCTCCATAATTTTTAAGAAGAGCAAGAGCATCATCAAACTTTGTCTGATACATTTGCATCACATCAGGTTCACCCTTCATAAATATATAAGCTTCTGTTAATGCGCCATACAAAATAGCATTTGGTGCATTTGTGCCTAACCAGGATGTGCCATCTCCAGATGCTGTTATTGATACGGGTCTATAGTAATAATGTAACTCAACAGAATAAGAACTATTAGGAGTAGGACTAATAATAAAATTATCGACATCATAGAGAGCATAATATCTTGGTACGCCTGTGGTTGATGGATTAGGATTATATTCTTGTATAAAAGTTACATCTTTAAATAATAAAAACTCTGTATTGCTATTATTTGTTATAGATAAAGAAAATGCAGATAAGTAATCTGTAGGAGCGGCTAAAAATTTATTACCACTTGTCATCGTTCCTGTAACATTTTTTCTAAATAAACTAAGGTCTATTAGTTTAAATATACGCTCTTCTGCATTTTTAATAAAATTAGGAATGTTACTAACAAATGTAGTCTCATCATTCTCTGTGTAATCTTTAATTGCTTGCGTAAGCGTTGTATTGGTGTAACTCATTTTGCTATACTATCGTTATATTTCCAACCATACTACTGTGATTAGTGCATTGATACACTAACGAAGTATCGCTTGGTTCATGTGGTACAATAAATTGTGTTAACCCCGTAGTAGAGTTAAAGTTTTCCGTTACACCTGTGGTAAAGGCAGAACCACCATTTGATGTTCTTATTTGTAAAGGATGACTGCTTACATTTGCCGTGTTATCTATAAGATAAGTATGCCCTTTGTAAAATGTAAAATTAGGGTTATCACCAGAAGTGGCTCCTGGCCCTGTAAAAGTATATGCGCTTGATCCATTTGTTCCAGCTACATATTTAGTGACAGGCCCTGTTGTTTCATCGTTCAGTCTAAGCCAAGCACCGCCATGAGCAAAGTATAGACCACCAGTTGCATGAACATGAGCTATTGCTCCATGATATGTCGAAGCACTAGGTAGATCGCTTAAATTTGCATAATAAAAAACAATTTTGTTAGCACCAGAGCTAACATTAAAAAGACCATTTGCATCTATGATATCAGTCAAAACACTAGAACTGTTTCCTAATGCATTATATATTTCCGTGAAATTATCATTAACTTTATCAGCACCAGCACGAAGTGTGTCACCTGTACCATCGTTTGCATTAGAGCCAATTCCTACAGTTTGCTTTGCCATCTAACCCTCGTCAAAAGTTTTTGTAGCTGAGTCAAGTGTAACACTTGTAGAATCGAAAGTCGATGCTGACGTTGAAATCGTGACACTTGATAAAGAAGAAGAAACATCTATACCACTAACTGATATTGTAGCGGCATTATCTATAAATTTATCTGGTCTTGGATCTCTTAATGCCTGTGGATCAAATACCTTAAAACGTCCTAAAAAATTTTGAGGATGGTCTTGATCAGCAACATCTCTTCCAACTCTTAGCCCTGTCTTTACACCATTCTTATATTCATAAACAAGCTGGTCTAGAGGATATCTAAACCCAGTTCTATCGCAAAAACCAAAGGCATATTTACCACGAGCATAAGCCAATTATCTATTTCCTAACTGTTCCGCCAGTTTTCTTCATGCCTAGCATTTTTTTAATTCTACCAAATACTGATTTCTTTTGTGGTTGTTTTGGATTTGCTTTTTTAGCGGCTTTCTTAGGTGATGACTTTCTTTTTCTGGTAGCCATTCTACCGCTTGTTATTTCTTTACTAGCCATTCCTCTATAAGGATTTTTAGTTCTAGTATTACTAGGTATTTTTATAGTTTGCCCAGCTTTAATCATATTAGCATTTTTAATGCTTGGATTAGCCGCTACTATTGCTTTTACAGTTGTACCCTGTTGTTTAGCTATTTCAGACAAGGTATCTCCTGATTTAACTTTAAAAGAACCCCCTCTTACCATTTTTAATGTACCTAGTGACTTAGCTTGACCAGCGTGTAATTTGGAGGCTTTTTTCAAACCTTTAATAACTTTATCTACTTTTTTTTGATTGGTAGAGCCACCTTCTTTCATCTTACCAACACCATCTGCGGCAAAAAATGGTACTTTTTTACCACCTTTTTCAACCATTTTTAGTTTACCGCCTTCTTTTGCATAACCCATTTTGTTACGAACTTTTGTTGGTAATTTAGATAAACCTTTATTTCCTTTAGGAACTGGCTTCATAGAGCCTCCACCTGCATACATAAGGCTTGGTTTTTTATTTTTTTTCATAGTTCCTGGCATATTAACCTCCTAAGTAAAAAGTATCGTATGGAACAAATTTGATTGTAGATGATTCGCTATCTTCACCAGCGGCAAGCTCAAACTGAAACTCATATTCTTGTTTCAATGGAGCGACTCTATTAGAAACCTCTGGCTTCTTCATAGCTATGTAATACGCTAAACCAGCCGCTAGGCATGGCACAAACCTTGGCGGCATATCTGCATCTGTTCCTACCCCAGACGCGACACCAGCGATACCACGAAGTCTATAATACGAGAGAGTGTACGTGCTAACATCTGGTACAGGCCAGAGAGTAACATTAACACCTGTCGCCTGACGATCAACATATATTTGTGTAGGTCTTCCTTGAGTATTCTTAGAACTCTGTTGAGCATAGGTTGAAACACTGATTCGTTCCAAATTAGTATCCACCTGACTCGTACCACTGCCTGTTCTAATTTGATGTTCAATGAGGTCAATAGTGTCTGTAGGTAACGTATAAGTTGCTGTACCAGATGATAAGGCTTGAGTTCCATTTTCTATAGTCCATAAATTTAAACCACGATTTTGCCACTCTAAAGTTAAAAGGTTTAGACTACGTCTAGCTGTTTTGATATCATATGCTGTTCTCATTTGAAGACCAGCGCGGTCAAATGCCTCTTCAAATATTTCAGGTAAGTCTGGAGTTACTACAGGCATTACTTAACCTTTCTGTGAGATTTTACTTTATCTCGTATCTTTTTAGGTTGCTTGACGAACTGCTTACCAGCCTTAGTTCCTTTTCTCTTAGCGCGCGTGGTAGCGGCATACTCCTTAGGCGAGAGGGAAGCAATAGCTGATGACGGAAGATAACGCTCTCCTGTGGCTTTTGGCCCTTGTGTGGATGGTTTTCCACTTTTAGTTCTCCACTTTTGCTTAGTCCAAGATTTAAGACTTCTTTGTGACTTTTTTAACGGCATATTAAAAACCTTTACGCATAATAAATATTATCACAGTCTATCTCTATTGACAAATAGCCACAGCAAAAAGATAAAAAAGCCAACAACTGTAATTACTAAAAGAATAATACTAATAGCTTCTACAAAATGTCTTCTAGCCTCTCTTTGTGCGTATAAAGTTTCTTTTCTTTGTTTTCTTATATCTGTTTCCATTCGTAATAGTTCTTGCCATGCGCTTGGGCCACACATAGAAGAAATTAATTTACGAAGTTCATCTCTTTGGTTCTCAAGTTGTTTTTTTTGAGTAAATAACTCTACGGCCTCTTGCTCTACACTCTTAGCATTAAATATTTTTTTAAATATTGGAGGATTCTTAGCCTCATGGTGAGCGCGATCAATATCAGATACTGCTGACATCCAAGTAGACAAACTTTTGCCCATTGAATGAACGTCACGGCCTATGCTCACACCTTTTTTTAAAGTTGCGAAAGCCGATGAGGCCAACGCCATAGCACTGATCGGATCGACCATTTATAACTCCAATCTTTCATCAATTCCTATAACCGCCACCAGCTTTTTTATAGGCAGATGCAAGCATTTGTGCTTTACGAGCAGACCATTGTCCAGGTGCGCCACCTTTACCCCCTGCTTTTATACGATTAAATAATCTTTTTCTCATGGTTGGTTTTGTATAATTACCCGCTTCATTTACACGCGATTTTGTTTTACCGCCTTTTTTCATTGCTATTGGTTTTTTAACTTTAGGCGATGGACATAATTTTTTAGCGGCTCTCATAACTATCTCCTACGAGTTTTTATAAATCTTTCTAGCAGACCTATTTCTTTTAAAAGACCTATTATTTTTTTGTGATGAAACTGTTAAATTAGATTTTCTATTATCTCTAGGGTTACCATTTTTATGACTAACATCTTTTTTGTCGCCTTTTACGACCTTACCAGACTTAATCATTTTTCTTCTTGCGGTATTCCTACTAGCTCTGTTTTTTTTCTGCT